AGTCGAGGTCAAGAGCCAGTACCCAGTTGGAGATCTCCTTGCTCCAGCGCATGGTGCGCTTGAGGAATTCAACTCCTTCCGGGCCATCCCGCCTGTGGGCGAGGTCGAGGTCTGTTTTGTCACCAGCGGTGACCTCTTGGCCGCATTCTGCCATAGCCTTCTTGATGAGGGACAATGACAAACGCTCATTCAAGTGCGGTGGCACCCCTCGGACACCGTCGTCACCCATGGTCATGTGATAGACGGAGGCAAACTCAGCGTACGAAAGGCCGGCGGCAACACAGGCATATGCACCCAGGGTCTGGTTGTAAATGCAGTTGAAGTCGGTGGTGAGGGGCCAGCCCGATGGCATGCTTTGGGACCGCTTGTACTTATAAGAAAGAACGACATGAGTCGCCTCGCAAATTTTCGAAAGCAGGGCCCTAGCAACCGGGCGGTCGGGGACGGCAACCATTTCAACAAAGAGCTCAATCACCTTGCGCATGATGGACGTGCGCTGGTTGACATCATAGTTCTTGTAGTCCGTGTCGTCAGTCCGTTTATTGGTCAAGTGAGCACCCAGCAACGCTGCGTCTGCGCTGGCTGGGTTGAGACCCTTAGCAATGCCCATGGCCATACTGTGGCGCTCGTAAACGCCACCGAGACCACCAAAGAGCATCCTCACCGCAATGGTGAACTCGATGGGGGCAGCGCTAATGAGGCGCGTCTCGCCCGCCTGGACCTTGGCGGGCTTGCGGGTTTCATCCTTGAGGAAGTCAGCGAAGACAACCTCTGTGTGCTCTGGATCAGCGAGAAGCTTTTCCACTGCCGCTACTAACTCAGGCGTAGGCGTTAACTTTTCTCCAATGGTGGGTACTAGGTCTGTCTTCTTGAGTTTTCGCAGCATCCACGGGTACCCAGCCGATGTGTCCATGGGCAAGGCAACACACACGCCAGCAACTCCCTGAATGGCCTCCATCATCGTGAGACGAGGAAGGGGCTCTGGGATGAACTTTTTAAGCTTTTGACGCATGTACGTGAGGGCAATGTCAAGGGTGTTTGGGTCATGAGTGTCTGGTGTCTCAACATGGTAACGGTTAACTGCGTGCATGAGCACGTCTGATGTGCCGTCGCCGTAGTCGTGACGCCCGAGCCGAGCAGGCTGCTGAACAACCGTTACTAACTGAGTGGCCAAGGGATCCGAGGCAAAACAGGTTTCATGGATGCTAGACTTAAGCGTGCGGGGCATGGGTCTGTCCAGAATCTCAACGACCTGATGCTTGATGGGATCAGCTTCAAGACTTTGGGATGTGACAGAGGTGGGCACGGTTGCGAACATCTCAGCATACACAGGAAGTGAGATGCCGAATGTAGGGTCAGTGTTCGCGGCCGTGTGAAGGCCGCAGATGCGCCGATTGCTGCAATTATTGTCAGCAGCATAGACAATGGAGCCACAGTCTCCACTCCACGTTTGCAGCTCGGGAAGAAAAGCTTTGGTGTAGAGATTGACGTTGCCTTTGGCATTGGCAGCGACGTAGGACTGAACGCCGCGTGGCTTGTGG